GGTATGCCACCCCCAGGCGCTGCTGCCGTGATCGCCGTCTCGACCGCACCTGCGGCCGGAACGACCGCAGGTGGCGTTACGACATGGGGGAGCGGAGGTTACGGCATCATCATGCCAGCCCAGGCAGCAGGCTGCGCTGGCTACGGTGGCAGTTCGCCACTCGGCGCCGGTGGTGCCGCCCTTCCCGGCAGTAGCCCAGGCGGCGGTAGCCCCGGGGATCCGGGAGGATTCGGTGGCGGTGGTGGCGGTGGTGGCGGCGGCGGCGCAGGTGGCTCAGGCGCAGCTGGTGGATTCATCATCGAGGAGTACGCATGAGCACTGAACCCAATATGGGCCTTGAACTGCCTACCGATCATGCATCAGGCGATGTGTGGGGCACCCGGGTGAACGCAGCCTTTGGTCTGGTAGGAAGCCACAACCACACCATCGGGCAAGGCGTTCGGGTCCCGCCCGGTGGGCTGAACATGAACGCGAACCTGTCGTTCAGTCCCGCAGGCACCCCGTCTGCAGTAACCGATCTGCTCGCAGTTGACTTCTCTGCAGTGGCCGCATCTGCAGTAGCCTCGCTATCCGGTGCCCTGTTCGTCAACAGCGCTGACAGCGAGCTCTACTGGCGCAACACGAGCGGGACGAACGTCAAGCTGACCAGTGGATCGTCGATCAATGTATCCGCGGTTGGCGGCATCGGCGGTGACTATGCGGCCGTGAACGCACTTGAGGTCTTCGACGACTCGACGGACAGCTACTGGTTTCAGCAGCAAATCGGCGCCGGCGTCAGGCAGTACGCGCGCATGCGCTGCGCCGACGTCGACCTGTACGAGTTCAAGGCGAACCCGACGGGCGTCGTTCCGACGAATCGTGTTCGGATCGCGAGCCCAACCGGACTGGCGGCGAGCTATGCGCTGACGTTGCCAGGATCGTTGCCGACGGCGGCCACAAGCAAGATCGTGGCAATCGACTCGACCGGACTCATCGGATTCACGCCTGCATCGCTGCCGGTTACGACCGACAGGCCACTGTACATGAGCACCGCAGGGACGGTAACAGCCGGTCAGCCGTCCCGGACTTACTCGTGGGGTGTCGCCGGAGCGCAGGTCGGCGGTTCGTTCTCATATAGTGGTGGCGCCATCACAATCGCCGGAGTCAATTGTGCAACGCTTATGGCGGTTGCCCAGTCTGCTGGAAGTTCGACAGTAAACTTTTCGCTCAATGGGCTTGAGACAGGTATTAGGATAACGAGTTTCTCATTCATAGTGGACACTGGCACCTACGGTGCTGTCCTTTACAAGGCAAACGCCAGCGAACACGCTAGTGGAACAGCGATACAAACCAGCGGAAGCGTTGTGATCGTTGGATACACGAACAGTCCAGTTACGCTGTCGGTTCCGGAAACCGTCACAGCCGGAAACGTATATATGCTGGCCGTAAACAACACAACGACAACCGGCAAGGTCTACGGATGCTCGATCACCTACGACATCCAGTTATGACTGATGCGGATCAGCGCAGGCTGGCGAGCCGGCGGTCGAACGCGATTCGCAGCGTGGTCTTGTCGAGCCCCCAGAAGTCGGGTTCGCTGAGCGTCACCGGGGCGGTCGGATGCGTGATGCGCTTGACTGCTTCGATCTCGGCACACACGGCGAGCAGACCGGATGCGTTGTCAGGCTGCGCCTTGAAGAACTTCACCAATGAATCGGGCTGGTACTTCCCATCTGGTCCCGCCAGCCGTCGGACGTCGACCTCCACAAGGCGGCTGACGTGCTCGACTTTCACTCCATCAACCTTTGCGCAGCGAGACGAAATCGTCTCGGCGGATGAGGTGGAGGTGATTGCTGCAAGAGAGAGAACGGCGATGGCTGCGTGTGTCTTGTTCATCGACCTGAATGTGGGTGAACGGGAGCATTTGCGCAAGCGCTGCAAAATGAGGCACGAAGCGCTATGTCACTGAACAAGGCGGCGCTCCGTGTTCAGTTCCAGGGCGGACTCGATCTGAGATCGGACGAAAAGACAGTTGCTTTCACGCAGTTGCTGGATCTGCGCAATGCAGTGTTCGGCAAGCAGACCACGCTCCAGAAGCGCAACGGCCACGCCGCGCTGTCGCAGGCGATCCAGGGTGGTGCGGGGCTCTATTCTGGAGCGGTAGGCTTGGCGCAGCGCGACAGTGAGATTCTCCTGTTCAACGCCTCGCACGCCTATAGCTACCGCCCGAGCTCCGGCGAATGGGCTGACACGGGCGAGGTGATTGCGACGACGTGCACGACTCGACCGATCGCGCGCAGCGGCACCCAGCAAAGCCAGCCGGACGTTGCTGAGCGCCATGGCATTCGCATCGTTGCGTGGGAGGACAGCCGCGGCGGGATTCGTTGCTCTGTTCTCGAAACGGACACCGGGCACGTGCTGCAAAGTCAGGTCGCGATCGATGCATCGTCCAACGCAATCAGCCCGCGCTGTGTCGCCGTTGGCGAGGTCCTGCAAATTATCTGGTTGCGACCAGATCTAGGGCAGATCAACATCGCGGTGATCAACCCAAATGCGCCGTATGTGGCGCCGGCTACGTCCGTCCTTACGAGCGATCTGGCTACCGCCGCTCCGTGGTTCGACGCCGAGTCTGCCCCGGCGGCGCCGAGTGGATCATTTGACGCCAGACCGGCGGTGATGGTTTGGGCTCAGGCAGGCGGCGGCTTTCGCGTGGCATACCTGGTGGCGTCTGGATCGTTCGGATCTCCGGCCACTAGCTTGCCATCGGTCGTGACGTTCTCTGACTCGATCACCGGGCCGCTCGCGATCTCGTACAGCGCGTCGGACGCATCCGTAGCCGTGGCGTGGATCGGCGATGCTACCGGAACCTCAGTGGTCCGCGTGCGCATTTTGGCCGCCAGCACGCTTGCGGTTTCCGCTACTGTCGATCCGGCAGGCGCCGCTCCGCCTGCATCCGGGCTCTTGTTCCGCAAGGTCACTCTCGCATTTGGTGCAGTAGGCGCGAGCGGGAAGACCGAGCTGTGGTGGGCCGCCGAGCTCTCCGGCGCGCGCACCGATCTGTGCCGTGTCGAATGGGGAGGCGTCGACATCGTCACCGGAGCTATCACTGTCCAGTCCGAGGTCAGAGGGCACTGTCTAGCATCAAGAGCCTGGCATGCTGGCGGAGACCCATCACTCGGAGTCAGCGCGCAGGGCGGCCACGCATATGTGGCGATCACTCATGCGGCCAGATTTTTCCCTTATGTCGCGGCTGTCCGGATCAGCAGCAACACGACGATCGGCGTTCCATTGGCTGCCCCCGTGAATGCCGCCGCTGCGGTTATCGCTGCCCGGCTGCTGCCCGGCGAGTCATCCGGTCAGCTCATGCGCCCTGTCGGCGCAGGCGTGTTTGCCTGGACGCAACACCTGCCATCTGCGATGAACGTTGACCTCGCAGAGGACGAGCTGTTCTCTACCGAGCGCGCGGTTCCGCTGCCCTATCGAATCCAGCTCGACAGCGAAAACGGTGATCAATTCAGCGAACAAGGTATCAAGTTCGCATCCATCAGTTTCGACGCTGGCTATGCCAGCGCGCAACTCGGTCGCGGGCTCTACCTATCCAGCGCATGCCCTCAGCACTACGACGGAGAGGCTTGGCACGAATCCGACTTTCATGCCGCGCCTGACATCGGCTATGACGCCGCTGGCGTGCCGGTCGCGCTGTCAACGCTATTCACACCGACCGCAGGCGGCAACATCGCCAACGGTTCGTATGAGTACGCGTTTTGGTATGAGTCAACCGACGCACAAGGTGAGCTTCATCGCGGCGCGGTGAGCGACAAGGTGTTGGTGACGATGACTGGCGGGCCGCGATCGTTTTCGATCACCGTGCCGACATGTCGCTTGACGAAGTTTGCTAATTCCAGGGTCTGCGTCGCACGCTCCGCTCAGGGCGCGACAGGAACGGACTCGACCATCGAACTCTTTCGTGTGACGAGCAACGACGTCACCGTGCTCGCCGGATCGAACCGCTACCTCTTCAACGATCCGACGGCGGATAGCGTAACTTTTGTCGATGGACTTGATGACGCGACGCTGGAAACGCGCGAGCCGCTGTACACCAACGGCGGCATCCTGAGCAACGATCCGGCACCATGGGCCGGCGGTATCATCGCGACCGGAAAGGGACGGCTGTTCTGGTCCGATCCGACAGATCCGAATGTGTTTCGTTACTCTCAGCAAATCGCTGATGACACTGGGATCGAGGCGCCGGTAGGTCTATCAGCGAAGTGCGATCCATTCGGCGGAGACATCACCGCAATTGCTGTGATGGACGACGCGGTGTACGTCGCCAAGGAAACGGCTTGGTATGTGGTCGGCGGGCCGGGCCCGTTGGCCGATCCAACCGTCAGCCCCGACACGAACAGCTTCACCTCGCCGGAGCTCGTGACGAGCGATGTCGGCTGCACGTCTCCGCAGTCGATCGGCCAGACCCCGCTCGGAATCACGTTCGCGACCAGCAAGGGCATCAAGCTTCTGGCTCGCGGGCGGTCCATCGTAGACATCGGCAAGCCGGTAGAACCGCTTAAGACTCAGCACTATACGCGTGCGACGCTGCTGCCGGATCGGCAGGCGATCGTGTACCTCACCGACACCCCTGACGGGTTCTCGCTTTACTGGGACTACCAGCGGGACCAGTGGAGCAAGTTCGAGAACCATCTTGGGATTGATGCCGTGGTCGTCAATGGTACGTACAACTACCTCAGGACCGACGGCCGGGTATTTGTTGAGACCCCCGGGGTCTACTCGGATGATGGTGCGCATATTCGTATGCGAATCGAGACGGCGCACCTGCACCTCGCGGCTCAACTCCAGGGCTGGCAAAAGATCATCAACGCGTTTTTCCTCGGGAATTACATCTCGCCGCATCAGTTGAGCATGAGCTACCGTCTCAACTACGACGCGGGATACAGCGAGCCGCTGCTCATCGATGTCAACGCCAACTTCAACCCGGCGCTCTACGGTGTCGGACTGTACGGCGCCGGTCCTTTTGATGGATCCGGAAGTGACACGACGAGGTACCAGCGATCGGTGCACATCAATCGGCGCTGTCAATCTATTTCGTTCTTGATTCAGGACGTTGAGCTTGCTACAGATTTTGGAGCCAGCTTTGAACTGACCGAGCTGTTGCTGATCGGCGGCGGGCTCGGATCTTCCTTCCCGATCGGTTCCGCAAGATCGCAATGAACGGAGTCCACCATGGCTGACGCAAAAGGAGCACTTACCGGCGCCGCGGCTGGAGCTGCCATTGGATCGGCTGTGCCTGTTATCGGTACGGGCATCGGGGCGATCGCCGGTGGGATCATCGGCAGCGGAGTGATCGGCGATATCGGCAACTGGATCAGCGGAGGCGGGGACTCTAAGCCTTCGTCTTACCAAGACCGAGATCAGATCATGGGTTTGATCAACAAGGGCTACGCTCCGGGAGGGATCACACAGCAGACGTCTCCACAGGCGCAAGCCGCTCAGCTCCAGATGGGCAACGACCCATTCCGACGCGCGCAGCTCCGTCAGGTCGGGCAACTGCAGCAGATCGCTAGCGGTCAGCAGCAGGGCGCAGGAGAGCTCGCGGCGCAACGCCAGACCGCGAATGCGCAGGCGGCCCAACAGGCGCTGGCGCGGATGGCGCGCGGATCGAACGCCGGGCTCGCCTATCGCGGCGCAGCGAATCAGACCGCATCGGCTGGGCTGAACGGCGTCGGCATGGGGCAGCAGGCTGCGCTGCAAGATCAGCAGGCAGCCCAGGAGATGCTCGCGAATGCGGTCAACGCTGGCCGGGGTGCGGACATCAACGTCGCGGGTCAAAATGCTGGGTTCCAGCAGCAGGCCGGGCTGTCGAACGCAGCCATGCAGGGGCAGACGCAGCAACAGAACGCGCAGAACTATCTCGCACTGCTGAGCCAGCTTAGTGGCATGGACGCCACCCAGTTGACGGGGCAGAACGCCTCCAATATGGCCAATTCGCAGATGAATAACGCGCTACTCGGGGCAGGAATTAGCGCAGGTGGGCAAATCCTCGCTTCGAATCTCGGTCGATCGACGCAACCTGCAGCTACCGCAGCGCCGGCCACCTACACTTCGGATTCGGGAGGGATGCCTGATGTCGGTCAGTACTCCGACAAGCGCGTGAAGAAAAACATCCGGGTGGCCGACTCGGCCATCGACGACATGCTTGACAAGCTCGTGCCGTCCAGTTGGGACTACAAGGACGATCGAATGGGCAAGGGCAGGCGCACAGGGGTGATGGCCCAGGACCTGGAGAAGTCCAAGGTCGGAGACAAAATCGTATACGATGTGCCAGAGATTCCAGGGTTCGGTCCGAAGGCGAAGCCACTTCCGGCAGCCAAGGCGATCGACCTGGGCGCGGCCGTGAGCGCATTGCTCGCGTCCAGTGCTCGGCTGCACCATCGTTTGAAGGCGGTTGAGAAGGGTGGCTGATATACCGCCACAGGTGCTGCAGGGACTCGGGATTCCACTTCCGGTAGGAATGCCCGGAGTTGACGATACCCAGCAGATCGCCCCGCTAGATCCGAACGCTCTTGCGCCAGCGCCGGCCCCGCAGCCGCAGCCCCAGCCCGAGACGACGATTGACGGTGGGCAGCAGCCCGTGATGCTGCAGCAGCCAGATCTATCCAATGCTGCAGCATTCGCCCCCCCTGCACCGGTTGTCGCGCCAGCGCAGGGCGTTG